GAAAAGAATTGTCCTAGAATGGAGAACGCATGCTCTTCCAAAATGCAGTCCTCTATCAATTGACTAAGGAGAACTAGAAAAAATGGCAAAGATAATTAAACCAGTGTACCACGAGCAAAAACTACCAGTAAATGCTAGCGACAAGCTTAGAGAAATAACTGATAAAGAAACTCGTGCAGCATACATTGCGGTTCTTCGTATGGAAAGATGGACGCTACAAAGCATTGCCTCCGCATGCGGACTTACTCGTGAGCGAGTTCGACAACTGCAAGCCGAGGCCAGACCATCAAAAGTACTTAGCATCCTGGGAATGCCAAATCAATTCCCAGTACCAGAGATCCCGACAAGGGAAGTTGAAGTAAAAGATCCACCTGTGTACATTGAACCTTCATCTCAAGCACTGAGTCGTTTACTAGAGCTTCAGCCTCTTGCACAGCAAGTACGATACGACCATCCTCAGTATCGAAAAGAAGCAGAAGAGTACACGTCTCTTCTCAACTACGTTCATACCGTAGAGAAAGTTACGCTGTACCGTCTTGCAAAGAGACTCGGAGTAACTCATGGCGCTCTACGTTTCCGTCTTGCTCGTTACGGGTATATGAAACATGCAGGAAAAAGTTCTTGCTATACGCCAATCAAAGAAAAGAATCGAGTTTAATCATGGCGCTCTACGATTTGGTAAACGTATTCAATAGCTCTAACAAATGGCTCGGTCAGTTCATGGACGAGGCGACTGCAAAAGAGTGGTTAAAGAAACAAGGATATGATATCTCTGAACACGAAATAAGTAAGAGACACAGTCCAAACTTTAAAGGAGTAGCAAATGTCGATTGATCCACATAAAATAGAAATTATTGATGTAGAACATCATCGTAATGGAGTCGCAGGTGCTCCTTTCAAAGTAGCGCTAATCGATGATGCGAATACATCTGACGTGAAACTAGTCATCATGTTTGAAGCTGAAGGGCACACTGCCGTCCTGAGTCTAGATAAGCTTATAGAGGAAGACATCTCGTTCGGGTCTAACTCCTGGCGCGGTGATGTATACGAAGATGCCCTTCGAAGTGATCTATGGGAAGATGACTCTGACGATGACGATGAGCTAGCTTAGGACAAAACGGACATATAGTACATTTTACTTTCTCTGTACTTTATGATATAATAGTACTAAGAAAACGAAAACGACGAAAGGAACGGAAATGGACACAGAGACTCTTATTGCTCAAATTGAGGCAGGAGCTTTTGATTCTTCATTAGGCAAGGTAAAAGCTGCCATAGATTTACGTATGAGTGCTTCTCGTAAGACTCGTACATTAAATGATTATCATGTTGGAGAAAAGGTAGTATTTAACGAACTTACCGCTACTCGTTACATGGTTGGTCAACAAGCAACTATTGTTAGTAAGAAGTTGAAGAAGGTTGTAGTTCGACTAGAAACTCCTAAAGGAAGATTCGCGCATACTCGTTTAGACGGAGAAGTCCAGTCTGCTCTTGTAACTGCGCCAATCGAGATACTTGACCTAGTATAAGGGTTACTAACCCGGGCGCATAGGATATAGTTTCCTTAACGCCCGGGAAGTACCACTTTTGTTGGAGGAAGATCTTGACTACTCTTGTCGCAATTCAAGGTGACGGTTGGACAGCTATCGCATGTGATTCTCGTTCTTCAGGAGAAGGCGGACGCATGCTTGAAATGGCAACGCATAAAGTTGTAGAAAACAATGGAGTTCTTATTGCTGGAGCTGGCTCGGGTCGCGGTTCTAACATTATGCAATTCGGTTTAGTAGCTCCACGCCCAACAGCTGCACAGAAAAAAGATCTAGACTCTTTTGTTACAAAAATATTTATACCAGAGATGCGAGCAAAGTTTATCGAAGCTGGCTACGATATGAAAGAAGACGGCGAGTCCGCTGCGCATGACTCTGAGTTCATCATATCAATATGCGGAGTTCTATATCCAATATACGAAGATTACTCATGGGACAGAGAAGAACGCAACATATATTATGCTGGAAGTGGTTCAGATTTAGCGATAGGCGCATTAGAAGCTCTAAACTACTCTAAGTGTAAAACTCCAGAAGCTGCAGAGAAGCTTTTGCGGCGCGCTGTAGAAATTGCAGTTAAGCACGACATCTACTCCGGTGGAACCGTTCATACTTTTGTTCAAGAAGCTTGATGGTTTCTATAGCTGCATCTACCTGATATAATAGACCTATAAAGAACAAATGACGAAAGGACGCAACATGGCACTAACAGATGAGACATACCTCATAGAAACACAAGCGTGTTCCTGGTGCGGTAAAAATGGAGTCGTTGAAGTTCCAGCAGTTGGATTTCTTGCACGTCAACTAGGTGCACTTATTCAAGAAGCTTACCCAGACTTAAGCGCACCTTTGCGTGAACAACTAAAGACTGGGTATCACCCAGAGTGCTGGACAGAAATGTTTGGTACCGAAGAAAACGAATAATGACTATAGATAAAAGAGGAAAAATGACAAACAACGTAGAGACAAATACAGAAGCATACGCACCTGACTATAGCATTTCAGATTGGGATTTCCCTCTCTGGAGTGAGATTCTGCCAAGACTATGGGTCGGTGGCACAGACGATGACGACACTCTAGAATTTAGAACACATCTAGATCAAGATAGAAACATAACTAAAGATGACTTTGATACGGTCATCACCTTGTACGCTTGGGCACGACCAACAGACTGGTTAGTCGAAGAACTTCGTTATGGTTTCTATGATTCAGAAATTTCTCACATCGATATGCCAACGCTAATCAACGCTGTCAATCACGCGTACGACGCTTGGGTATCTGGTAAGCGTGTTCTTATTCGTTGTCAAGCTGGGTTAAACCGTTCCGGTCTAACTGCAACGCTTGTTCTTATGCAAGCCGGATTTACTGCTAAAGATGCTATAGCGCTTCTCCGTGCAAAAAGAACTCATCATGTTCTCTGTAACGAGCAATTCGAAACGTTTCTTCTAGCTCTTGATGTTGCTAAGGAGATTAATGAAAAAGAATAAGTTACATATTGCGTACGATGACGTCTACTTAAAGTGGAAGCTAGGGCACACTGATAGCAGTCACCCTACTAACCCAATTCGTGCAAAGATAGCTACAGAAATGCTATCAACTGAGTTTGATGTAGAAATACTAACTCCTAATGCTACAGTCATTGATCGTGACAGACTTGGTCTTGTGCACAGTAGCAGTTACATATCTGAAGTACTTGACGATGGCTGCAGTAGCGAGTGGTTCCCTGACAGCATAGAAAAAGGACAAGTAGCTTTAGAAATGTTTGCGGGCACAGCTCGCTGTGCTGAAAAGATTGTTTCAGGAGAAGCTACCATAGCTTTCAATCCGCAAGGAGCAAAACACCACGCGCAGCGAAAAAACAGTTCTGGTTTCTGTGTGTTCAACGACATGGCATGGGCAGCTCTTGATTTTAATGCACGCGGATACAAAGTTATGTACATAGACTGGGATGCGCATCACGGAGATGGAGTAGAAAACATTTTGCGTGACCACTACGACATTATTACTGCCAGCATTCATGACTCTGTTATTTTTCCAGGCACAGGGCTAAACGGGCACTCGCCTGACGAAGGAGTCTACAACTGGGCGTTAGACCCAGCAAGTGATGACAAAGCTTTTGCATCAGCGATGATTGAAATAGAAGCTCTTGCTGACAAAGTAAAACCAGACATCGTCTTGCTAGCTACAGGAGCTGACGCGCATATTACTGATCCATTATCCACTCTTATGTTCGATTATCCAGGATACACGCATGCGGCTGAAGCAGTAGCAAGAATCGCAAATAAGTATTCTCAAGGTAGAGTTCTTATCGGCGGCGCTGGAGGGTACCAACCTTTTGACCATACTCCTAAAATTTGGGCAACTGTTGTTTCGCAGATCTATCGCAATGTGTTATAATTACTTATACTAGGTAAGGTTCCCGTTCGTTTCCTATACCTAAGGTCTCTCGATGTACTCCAATCCATCGATAGTAGACACCTTTCGAGGGGGGAAAGCTAGGTGTTTCTGCACCTAGCTTTTCTTTTTTAATGTACTATGTACACATGGGCAAAAGCGTAATGGAACAACTAGCACTTCTTCCAGAGGAAGAGCGTAACCAAATCCTAGCTGGGTTTGATATGGAGCAGCTCATATGGGACTGGACCGTGTGGGGAAGACCCGAACAACAGACTCCTAAAGGAGAATGGTCTATATGGATGTACCTAGCTGGTCGCGGAGCTGGTAAAACAAGAGCTGCTGCCGAATGGGTTAGAGAAGAAGCTAAGCACACTACGACAGGACAACGCCGCTTTGCTTTAGTAGCTCGTACAGCAGCTGACGTACGTGACGTTATCGTTGAAGGTGAATCAGGAATTATTAACATAACGCCACCTAGTGAGCGTCCTTTGTACGAACCGTCAAAGCGACGACTGACTTGGCCCAACGGCAATACGGCAACATGCTTCACAGCTGACGAACCAGACTCCCTTCGTGGACCCCAGTTCACTCACGCTTGGGGAGACGAGGTAGCTGCTTGGAGACAAACTCCTGATGCGGCTGGTATGACTGCGTTCGACAACCTTCGTGTTGGTACGCGTCTTGGTAACAATCCAAAGATAATGATTACTACTACTCCAAAACGAGTTCCATTACTTTATTCTCTTTTAGCTGAGGCTGATAAAACTGGAAGAGTAGTTGTTACACGCGGATCAACACTTGACAACTCAGGTAACCTTTCACAGTCATACCTCGATGCTATACTAGGAGTATACGAAGGAACTAGGCTCGCATCACAAGAGTTGTTTGGAGAAATGCTTTCAGATGTAGAAGGAGCGTTATGGACAATAGAGCTTATCGAAAAGGGACGGCAAATGTCGATGCCATTAGGCGTTCCTCTCCGTGTAGTAGGCGTAGATCCTTCAGTTGCGGAGAACCCAAAGGACGAATGCGGAATAATCGTATGTGCTTCTACTGGTGACCGTGACCTATACAAGAGACAAAGCTGGGTGCTTGAGGACGCAACCGTTCACGGCTCTCCAGATGTGTGGGCAAACAAGGTAGTTCAAATGGCCCGCAAGTGGGGATGTCCAGTAGTGGCTGAAGTGAACCAAGGTGGCGCACTAGTTCGTAACGCCATTAACACCATTGACCCGTCAGTTACCGTCCTTGAGGTCCATTCTAAGTATGGTAAAGCTCTTAGAGCAGAGCCTATAACATTGGCTTACGAACAGAGTCGCGTGCACCACGTTGGGTATTTAGGGGACCTCGAGTCGCAAATGACCTCTTGGATTCCTGGAGAAGGTAAGTCGCCGGATAGGGTGGACGCGTTAGTTCACGCGCTTACGGCCTTGCTGATCAAGCCTCCTGCGGGTTTCGTTGGGGGTCGAATCACAGCAAAGTCCCCGGCTCAAAGGAAAATGCCTAGCTTTAGAGGTGGAAAAACATATAGGGTTAGATAGTACATTTTCCTGATATACCTGATATAATTAACCTATCACCAAATAACTGGTGGTAAACGACGGAAGGACTCGCAATGATAAGCTACCACTTAGGAAACGCGATAGACGCAGTATCAGACTTCTTCGGAAACATTACAGACTGGTTGAACGACAATCTAACCACTGATGGACCTTGGCCAGCATTTGTTGGCGTAGGAATTGCGTTAGCTCTATGCTTCATCTTTGGAGCTTAATTATGAATAACACACTTTTAGCAGTTGCAGACTGGATGGATGAAAACATTCAGTCTGGAATTATCGGTGCATTTATTGGATTGGGCATGGCAGTAGTTATTGCCCTTGTCTTTGTATCATAATGACATCGACAAGTAGAAATGATAGTACAAACAAATGCGATGTCTGTGAAGCCATTGATGGCGCTCCTCATTGTAATTGTGGACAATGCGATTGCAGAGCCAGTAGTTTAATTGTGGCGCAACCAGTCGAAGGATCCGACGAAACATTTGTTGCTCAGACTGAGTTTTACCGAGTTCACGAACCGACTTTTATGTGCTGTGATCAAAGTCAATTCACATATTACTGTATAGCTCACGATGAAAAAATGGATTGTCAGTTCTGCGGGTTCAATCCTTACGAAGAATGTGGTTGTATAACACGCGCGATAGTAAAAGGTAACGCGTGACGTCCCATAGTCCAACAGAAATTACTTATGGCAAAAGCCTAATGGATCATGACTTGTACTCTTCATGTTTTCACTGCGATTCGAATATCATACGATCAACGTGGTATGACGATGATTGCGGATGGCGCACAGACAAGTGGGCAGTCATTACTTGGGTGCCTGGAGTATCTGAAGGAGTAACAGTATCAAGAGCAGAATACGAGTGTAAGGAGTAACATGTCAATCTCAGCAAAGGAATACCGCAGACGCGGATTCATGTATCGAAGACTAGCACTATCTGTTAAAGTACTATTCAGTTTCTGGTGTATAGCAATGACAGGAATATTTGCTTTAGACATCAGGCTACTTACTCTTTTCATATCTTTAGCAGGAATAGCCGCATTAGGCGTACCTTCCGTACTTATCATATCTACCTTCAACGAGCTTGCTGAAAGACAGTTCAATATGGCATCAGCCACAAAAGAACAAGCTCTTCTAGGAGTAGTACGTCCAAAAAATAACTAACCAAAAATGTACAAACCAAGGCATGAAGGATTATAGTATACATAATGACAAATACGGAGGAGCAATGACAAAAGGAACTGTTCAACGCGAACAGGTATATGTGTATGGAACCTGCTCTTCGTGCAGTGACACAAACGTACTTGTCTATGAAATGGATGATGTACTTGTGTGCGCGCACGACTATCGCAGGATAGTTAGCACACACAACTATGTTCAACACTGTGACAAATGTGATTCACCATACTCTGTACGTGACCCAGACCATCGCCGTAACGAGTACCTGTGCTTAACATGTCACGCGGAAAATGGATTCAAAATAAACAATAGCGTAGTAAAGAGATCAATAACTTCTTTAATAACTGGGCTTATTAAAAAAGAAAGAGTTCAGTGCGCTGCTGCAGGTTACGGGTCAGACTGCGACAATAACGTTAAACCACGTTCCGCGTGGGAAGGAAGATCTCTCTGCAACGTACACGGTAAGAAAGCGCCAAAGAAAGAAAAGAAATCTTGAGTAGTCAAATGCTACTCGATGAAGCGCGTGACTTAATTGCACAGTCACGTACTTTGCTAAACACAGAGTGCAACAACGAAGAAATGAAGAAAGGTAACACAATGTCAACAGTATCACCAACACAAGCAGCGCAACTCTACACCTCAGGTAAGTCAGTGGTTGAGGTCGCACAAGATCTCGGAATCACATACGGTAAGGCTCGCAAGCTTATCTCTGAGTCTGGTACTGAAATTCGCAACACATCAGATCGTCTTAAGGGAAAGACCCGTAAGACTAAGTAATGCTACAAAACCTTCGCATAATGATTCGTGATTTAATCTGGCCTGCAGTTATCTCAGCTGGGTTATCACTCCTTGCGGTGATCGTAGCAGTAGCGTATCCAGACAAAGGTACACTTGTACTTTCGTTAGGACTAAGCGCAATTGCAATGGCATGCCTAGCACAGACAATATAGTACTAGAGCAATCTCTGGATGCTTCCTCACAAGGGGAAGCTCCAGAGGCCATGTACTTGTGCGCCTGCGGGTGTGGAAATATTAAAAAATACGATGCAGTATTCATAGTAAGAAACGAAGAAGACAGACAAAGAGCTGTTCTAGAACTATCCAAACTAATTGAAGAACGAACTAGACACAACAAACTTAACTGAAACCACCAGCTCAGTTAGCTTTCTATTAGCCTAATGTGATATTATTATCACAGGCAAAAGCCACTACGGAGAGACGGAGGACTAACGATGTTATCCCTTCTTATCCCCGGCCCTATGCAAGCGGTAGAGGACAGATGAAAATCTGAGGAGCATAGCGGTAGCAAGAAGCCTAGCGCAGTTAGCTAGGTTGTCCCATCCCCGACCTAAGGAGGCGAACTAGCATTGCTCACATTACGTGGACTAGCAGTGTCGACCGTAGCCTATATCACTGCAATAGTGATTGGTATATCAGCAGTAACAATGATGCGTAGCCAGGCAGTACAAATGGACACGCCAAAACCAAATGCGGCGCCAGTGACAAGCGCTGAAGCAGCACCAGTAGACCCTTTAGACAAGTACAGAGACGCTACTGATTTAACAAGCGAAGAGCTTATAGACCTATTAAGTAGCGTTGGATTTAAGGGTAGCTCACTAAAAACAGCATGGGCTGTCGTAATGCGGGAATCGCGTGGACACCCTACATCACACTTTGATAACATTGGAACTGGCGATAACTCTTATGGGTTATTTCAGATAAATATGCTAGGAGTCTTAGGCTCTACTCGTAGAGATAAGTTTAACATTAATAGCAATGCGGAGTTGCTAGACCCAGTCACCAATACTCAAGCAGCATACTATATGACTAGTAAGGGAACAGACTGGGGTTCGTGGGGTCTAGGCCCTAACGCCTATGATGGGACTGCTAGCGAGCCTGCGGTAACAGTCTGGTATGACAAGTTCCCATCTACCAAGTCAAAGCCAAAAGGATAGGAATAAGATATCCATATGAATCAAGAACACGAAGATCAACCTGCAGAGAATCAAGAACATACGGTACCTACAGAAGCAGTAGTCGAAGAGGCACCTGCTCAGCCTGAAGTGCCTGCTCAGCCAGAAACTCCTGTACACGTCGAGGAACCTGTCCCCGTGGTGGAGGAACCAGCTCCAGTAAAGGAACAGGTACGCGCAGACAAGTATCGTCCCAACGTTGCGGTAGCTGGCTTAGACCAAGACGAGGTGTACCTTGCTAACTGTGTGTACATGAACAAGGCAACACGTAAGTCTCTTTCAGTTCATCACCTACAACGTCGCCTTACGGAGCTAGGCTTCAGTGACGCTGACGCTGACAAGGATGGATGGTACGGTGAGCTAACAAAGCTTGCTGTAGAGAAGTTTCAAAATAGCAAAGGCTTAACAGCTACTGGTCTACTCGATGAAGAAACATTCACACTGATCTTCGCTGGAGATCCACACGTTAACATCGTTGTATAACTTAACAACTTAATATCTTCTCTTAAGTAAAAGCCCTAGGGTAGCATATGTCCCTAGGGTTTTTATTTTTTTATTTACATTTATTACAAATGATCTAGCTACATCAGTGTACTAATACACTACACTAGATCTATTATATAGCATGTACCTAATGCTACTAATGTATACACGCACGCGCCCTGTGCTT